TGGAGCCCTTGACGCTGCCATTGCGACACTTCTGAACGAGCGCCCCTACTTGGGGGTTGCGGAGCAGAAGCGGTTCCAGGGCGGTGCTGATCAGGGCGGCGGCAAGTCTGCTGCCCCGAAGCAACTCACGCGGGCTGACCTGGCGAACATGTCTCCCGCGGCCATCGTGGCCGCCGAGGCGAACGGCCAGCTTGCCACGCTCTACAAAACCACCACCTAAGAAAGGGTGAACCGAAATGGCTATCGCTAATTTCATTCCCGAAGTTTGGTCCGCGAAGCTCCTGGTGGGCCTCGAGAAGGCGCACGTTTACGGCGCTGCTGACGTCATCAACCGCGACTACGAGGGTGAAATCTCCGCGTACGGTGACACGGTCCACATCACCAACCTGGCCGATCCGACCATTGGTGACTACACCGCGCACACGGACATCACCATCGAAGATGTTGATGACGCGGACACCATCCTGACGATCAACCAGTCCAAGTACTTCGCGTTCGAGGTTGACGACATCGAGAAGCGTCAGGCGCGCGGCGACGTCATGAACGAGCAGGCCCGCAAGGCTGCTTACAAGCTCAAGGACATCTCCGACATCCACATTGCCGGCCTGATGGCTGCCGGTGTGGATGCTGGCAACCTGATCGCGGAGCAGACCATCTCCGTCGCGGCCAACAAGGCGTACGAGGTCATCGTGAACCTGGGTGTCCGTCTGGACGAGGACAACGTCCCGTCTGATGGCCGCTGGGTTGTTGTGACCCCGGCGTTCCACGGTCTGCTGCTGCAGGATTCCCGCTTCATCGCCGCTGGTGATGCTGAGGGCGCTTCTGTCCGCTCGAACGGTCACGTCGGCCGTGCGGCTGGCTTCTCGATCAAGGTGTCGAACAACGCACCGAACGGTCCGGGCGCTGGCGCCGGCAAGCTCATCATCGCCGGTTACAAGGGCGCTGTTTCCTTCGCGGAGCAGATCGCCAAGACCGAGGCTGCACGTAAGGAAAAGGGCTTCGCGGACATCGTGAAGGGCCTGCACCTGTACGGCGCCAAGGTTGTTCGCCCGACCGGCCTGGCTGCTGCGGACGTCATCGTTAGCTAGTCGCGTGCCATATGGCCCGGTTCGCTCCTTACGGGGCGGGCCGGGCCTACTCACTCACTCTAAATGGAAGGTGGACTCCATGTCCGATCTTGTTTACGTCAAGGGCCCGAATGGCCTTGTCATTGGTTTCACTGAGTCGGTTGCTGCGGGGCTGTTGAAGCACCCGGACCACAAGAAGGTTGCCGCCCCTAAGGCTGGACCTACCGACGAGGAAGTGGCTGCTGCCGCGATTGCCGCTGCAGGAGTGGCCGAGGCTGAAAGGGCTACTGCCGAAGCCGCCGCGGCTGCCCACGGTAAGGCGGGAGAAGCGCCGGCCGGCAATGCGTCCAAGGACGACTGGTACGCCTACGCCCTCGCGAACGGCAAGACCAGCGCCGACCTTGACGGGCTCGGCCAGCGCGACATCCGGGCACTTTTCACTGAATAGAGGCTGACATGACTGCTTTTGCTACCCACGATGATCTAGCGACACGGATGAAGCGGGTTTTCACTGTAGCGGAGCAGGAATGGGTCACTGTTCTTTTGGAGGATGCGGCGTCGTTTCTGCGGGGCTGCATGGGCCGTGCCCAGGTTTACCCGGTGACGACGTCCACGTTCACCGCTTACCCAAGCGGCGGCCGGGTGGACCTTCCCCAGCCGTTCGTGGTGTCCGTTGACTCGGTGTCCCGCGCCGGGGTCCCTGTGGACTTCACCCGGCGCGAGGACACGGTCTACGTGCCCACGGACGACGCAGTGTATGTCGAGTTCACCTACGGCCTTGCTGAGCCACCCAGTGACCTTGTAGCGCTGAACTGTGCGCTGGTGTCGGGGACGATAACGCTGGTTGAGGCTGACCTTGGGCTGCAGGTTGGTGGGCTGTCCTCAGTGGCGCTCGATGACTTCAAGGTTGCGTTCGCTGACGGCGGCGCCGGCACCGGGTTGACGCTCCCCGAACCGCAACTGCGGTATCTGCGGGATGCGTACGGTTCGACTGGCTGGGTTGTTGGGAGTGCCCCGTGATCCGGGGAGTCCTGGCGATGGGCCGGCGTCAGGCTGAGTCTCTGATGCGTGACACGTGCCGGATCACTGCTGACGGGACGGATGTGTGGGATGAGGCAACTCTTTCGACCATCCCGGGCCCGCGTGTTGTGGTGTACGAGGGGAAGTGCCGGCTGTTGTCACCGTACCGGGCGCCGACGACGGCCAGCACCCCCGGGCAGGTACAGGCTGTGCAGCTCTCGAGGCTGTCTCTGCCGGTCTACGAGTCCCTGGGAGTCATGGAGGGCATGGAGGCCGAGTACCTGTCTTCCGAGTCCGACCCTGACCTTGTAGGGAAGCGGTTCCGCATTGCTGGTGGCGCTACCCAGTCCGACGCAACAGCGCGGCGGCTACCCGTTGAATCCGTCTCATGATTGACGTCAAGATCCGCGGGCTACAAGCAGTCATCAAGCGCTTCGATGACGTAGAGCCGAACCTGCGTGACAACCTCCGGAAAGCCGTGGAAATCACGGCGCGGCACATCAAGGACGACGCGAAGGACAACCTCCGCGGCATGGGCTTTGTGTACGTGCCGCACCTGCCAGCCGCCGTGAAGTACCACATGGAGGGCAACCGCTACTACGTGGCGGCCAAGGTCCGGGCCACGGGTAAACAGGCGCGCCTCATCGGTGTCATTGAGTACGGTTCCCCGACGTCGGCCCCGCACCCGTTCCTGATGCCCGCCGCCCTCATGAACCGTGCGGACTTCTTCAAGGGTGTCCGCCAAGCGATTAAGGACTCCATATGAGTGACCCGATCCGGGACCATGTTGAGGCGTTCCTAGCCAAGCTCCGGGCGGATCCGGTGTTCGCGGGGAAGGTCATTGACACGAATGACCCGAAGGACGCTGCCCCGCGGGTCCCGCCGTACATCGTGGTCTACTCCAACATCCCCACGGCCGAGTCTGACCGTTCAACGGGGATGCTGCCGAACAAGCTGGACTTCCAGTTCACGGTCCAGTGCGCCGGGCAGAACGCTAACCAGTCGCGCGCGTGGGCTGGTAAAGCCCTGATGCTGCTGACCGGGTGGCGGCCGGTCGTGGCCGGATGGAAACCCCAGGGCGTGACCAAACGGAAAATTTCGATCCCGCTGCAGTTCGACAAGACGTTCACACCGGAGCTCGTGTACTCCGTGGACATCTACGACCTGACCTCCCGCAAAGCCTGATTGGAGACTCCTGTGAACCTCATCCAAGTCCGCAACAACGAAACCAAGGACGTCAGTCACGTGTCCGAGGAATGGCTTGAGCGCTGGCCGAAGGACTTCACCCGCGTCGAGCCCAAAGATCCCCCGAAGGAAACCCCTACGCCGGCTACCGGCACCAATAAGAAGGAGAAGGCGTAATGGCCCTTGAAGAAACCCCGGGTTCCGTCGCTACAGACGGCAACCTTACCCTCTGGTTCGTCCCCTACGGCGCTGCTGTCATCCCGACGTCGAAGGCCGTCCTTGACGGTGCGACCACGAAGCGGATCACGTACTCCCTGACCCCTGACGGCTTCGCTCACACCATTGACGAAGCCACCATCGAGGACGGCCGCCTGACCCTCCGTCAGGCGCTGCAGGGTGCCGGCACGGTCACGGACAACCTCGAACTGTCCTACGTGTACGGCGCGGACGACGACGTTGCCAAGGTTGCCCTTGTTGAGGGTACGAAGGGCTGGATCGTCGCCCGTTACGCCGTGGCGAACGAGACTGACGTGACCGTGGCCGAGAAGGTTGACGTCCTCCCGATCCGGTGCGGTGTGCAGCGTAAGTCCGCACCCGCCCGCAACGCGGTCTTCATCATCATGCAGAAGCAGTTCATTACCGGAACTGTGCTGCGTGACCAGGCTGTTGTCGCGTAGTTGAAAAAACTCCTGCCGCCCGTCTTTCCACCGGGACGGGCGGCAGGTCACAACTTTCGTCCGGTGGAACGGTGGATAGGAAATTTTGATGTCGAAACTCAAGAGCAAGACCGATAAGGCCACGTTCCGGTACCGGGATGTGACCGTGATGCTTGACGGTGAGAAGGCCGCGGAGCGTGATGCCCTGTTGGAGCTCGCCAGTGCTGAGGAACCGCCCGTAGATGCCCGCCTGGGTGCTGACCCAGCCAAGGAAGCACGGAAACAGTTGAAAGCACTCGAGGACGAGATGCGTGACGCTTTGGTGACTTTCCGGATCCGGGCTCTCCCGACTGACAAGTGGAACGCTCTGATTGCGAAGTTCCCGGCCAGGGACGGCAACGTGCTGGACAACCGCAAGGGCTACAACATTGTCGAGGTCACGAAGGCCGCGGTGGAGGCCGCCGCACACCTGATCGAGGACGGCAAGACCGAACCCGTTGAGGCTGACGAGTGGCCGGCGCTGTGGGCGAACCTGTCCGGTGGCGACTTTGACCGTTTCTGGATCGCAACGTACACGCTGAACGAGCAAGACGGCTGGATGGGTGTTGACTTCCTAAAAAAAGGCTGAGGGATTCCCCGGACCTTTTGAGGGATGTTCGGCTGGCGCGGGAGATGGGGATCGCCCCGCGCCGGCTGTGGGGCTGGGAGCCGGTGGAGTCCACGAAGCATCACTATAAGGGCGGCCGGCTGGCGGGGTCCACGACGACGCGGGAGCCGGAATTCGATCCGGAGCAGCGTGAGTGGTTCCGGGCCCTGGCTGAGTTGGAGGCTGACACGGGCCAGTACGGTGAGTGGATTTCTGAGGCGACGTCGGCGGAAGCGGATCCGAACAACAAGGACCGCAAGTACAGGTACGTTGCCGGTGCCGCGGACGCACCGAACCTCCCGATCATCAACTGGGCCGACCATGCCGTGACGATGGCGCAGGAGCGGTACTACAAGCAATACCCGGAAGCGAACCGTGCAGGTCACATGTGGATTGTGCGGAAGGTCAAAAACTAAACATTGGAGGCGGCCGTGGCTGGCGACGAGAAACTTGAAGTCGAAGTACGGGCGAATATCGGCGGTCTTGACCGCGACATGGCCGCCGCCAGTAGGTCCATCAAGGGGCTTGGGGATGCGTCGGATATTGCGGCGAAAAAGGCTGAGTCTCATGCCCAAAAGATGGAGAAGTTGAAGCAGGCTTCTACTGAGGTTGGCAAGGGGATGCTGATCGCAGGTACGGCCCTGGCCGCTGGTGTTGCCCTGTCTGTGGTGGAGTTCGCCAAGTACGACAAGGCCCTGGCCGGCTACCGGGCTGTGTCGCAGGCTACCCGGGCTGAGACTGACCTGTTGACGAAGCAGGCTATGAAGCTGGGCGAGTCGTACGGGTACACGGCTGTTGAGGTTGTGAACGCGGCGACGGCACTGAACAAGGCCGGCGTGTCCACGAAGGACGTACTGGGCGGTGCCCTGTCTGGTGCGCTGACTCTGGCGGCCACGGACACAATGGATGTTGCTGAGGCCGCTGAGGTTGCGTCTATCGCCATGACGCAGTTCAAGCTTGCCGGCAAGGACGTCCCGCACATCGCTGACTTGCTCGCGGCCGGTGCCGCTAACGCTGTCGGTGACGTGAAAGACCTGTCCTGGGGTCTGCGGCAGTCGGGTCTTGTGGCCTCACAGTTCGGCCTCTCCATTGAGGAAACCGTGGGCACCCTGTCCGCGTTCGCTTCCGCTGGTTTGATCGGCTCTGACGCTGGTACGTCGTTCAAACAGATGCTTCTTTCCCTCGCTTCACCGTCTGGTGTGGCGGCGAAGAAGATGGCTGAGCTTGGCCTGTCTGCTTACAACTCCAAGGGTGACTTCATTGGCATCACCGAACTGGCCGGCGAACTGCAGCGCACCCTTGGTGGGCTGTCTCAGGAACAGCGTAACGCTGCCCTCGCCACGATCTTCGGCCAGGACGCCATCCGTTCGTCCGCGGTCCTGTACGAGATGGGCGCCGAGAAGCTGGGCGCATGGATCAAGAAGAACGATGAGGCCGGGTTCGCGTCACGGGTTGCGGCTGAGAAGCTGAACAACCTGAACGGCGACTGGAAGAAACTGACTGTCTCGATCAACAACGCACTGATCGACATGGGCGGCAACGCTGACAGCTTCCTACGCCCTGTCATCCAGTCCGTTACTGGCGCTGTGCAGGCGTTCCGGGACCTTCCGGAGCCGGTCAAGGGCGGGATCCTCGCTGTGGCCGGCCTGACAGCTGGG